AACACCTATTCTGAGCTGGAATGGGTTAAAACTGACCATAAAACTGCCGAAAACTACTTTTCTGCCGATGAAATGGGTAAGAAAGTGGCAAGTATTATCCCTCACGATGCCACCAGAGAGGGTATTTCGTGGAATATGGGCAAGGAAGATGATCAAGTCAAGGTTTCCAAATTTCTTGAGAAAGAATTTAGAAGATTGAAGGTTTGGTCCACTTTTTCTTGGGCTTGGACTCTTGCAAGAGTATTTGGGGGCTCCATTGTCTACATGTCCATTAGAGATGGAAAATCCCTTGACCAACCAGTGAACTGGGCAAAAGTCAAGAAGATAAGCAGTCTTACAGTTATTGATCGCTGGGGTTTGCAGAATCGAATGGGCTATGTGATCAACAATATTTCGGATCCAAAATTTGGAACGCCTCAATTATATACCTATGAACCTTCCACCATGCCAGGGGAAGCCACCGAACAAATCAATATTCACCATTCCAGAATCATAAGATTCGACGGACTCAAGCTTCCAACCAGATTATATGTGCAAAACGACTATTGGCACGATTCCATATACGGAAGTCTTGGAAATGCCCTGAGAAGGTATGCAGGAAATTTGGACAACATCTCAACCATAATAAGTGACTTTAATCAACCAGTTTATCGAATAGATGGACTTTCTGATGCTATAGCCCAGGATGAGGACGAATTGGTTGTCAAGAAGCTTTCTCAGGTGGATCTTATGAGATCCGTTGCCAGAGCAATAGTTCTTGACAAAGAGGACGAATTTCAGAATGTATCCACAGCCGTGACCGGTGCCAAGGATCTGATCGATTTAACGATCCAAAGGCTGGTGGCTGGCGTGGATGTCCCTCATACCAGATTGTTGGGTCAGTCTCCAAGTGGACTTGGAGCCACCGGACAATCGGAGCTTATCAACTATTATGACAATGTTGGGGCGATGCAGGACGAAAACCTGACCATCCCTCTTGATACGATAATTGATGCGGTTTTCGCACAGAAAACTGCAGTCTCCCGCCCAGAGGATCTGACTTACGAGTTTAACCCACTATTCCAACAAACCAGAGAGGAAGAAGCGAAGTCTCGAATGATGCAAGCCCAGACAGACGAGAAGTACTTCACTATCGGAGCTCTCAAAGTTGAGGAAATAGCAGAAAGTAGGTTTGGTGGTGGCAGGTATAGTTATGATACTATTATTACTGATGAAAAGAGGGTTGCCGGAGAAGGTGCCAAAGTAATGAATCCGCCAAAGGAAAGCGGAGATCCCACCACAAAGGGGAAAGTGCAGTCATCCGGCAAGACCGGACAGAAAGAAGGAGCTGATGATCTAGCAGGCTTATAGTGGGGGGTGTAGCTCAACGGTAGAGCGTCCGGGGGTCACGTTGCATCGAACCGGGGGGTTGCTGGTTCGAGCCCAGCCACCGTCCACCATTTTTCAATAGCTTGTAATATATAATTAACTGGTGTTATAATAAGCTATTGGTATACCATACCTATTCCGTATGACTTTTTGTGGGATGCATATGAAAAATGTTGACTATGTAATTCTTGATGCGCTCGAAAATGCAGACATTCTGCCTAATGGGTTCTTATCCATACTGGCGAATCTGACTCGTACAGGAATATTCAGGTACCAAAAGGTAGAGCCTGACGGTACGGTTCATATCATCAAACAACTAAGGATTCCAGAGGAAGTTTTCGCAGAGGAAACCATGTCCAGCTTGAGCGGAATCCCTATTACAAACAACCACCCGACTGAATTAGTGAGTCCTACCAATGCAAGCGATTATGTTGTTGGCATGGCGAGTGACAATCCTAAAAGAGTTTACGCCCCTGTACAGGGAGACTCTGAAGAATACGTACAGCAAAGACTTACTATATTTGATGAAGATGTTATCAAGGAAGTGAGCACCAAGAAAAAAACCCAGATGAGCCTTGGCTACACCTGTGAGCTGGACATGACACCCGGAGAGTACAAGGGTGAAGCGTACGATTGCATCCAGAGAAAAATACGAGTAAACCACGCATCTATCGTAGATAAAGCCAGAGGCGGGGAAAGTTGTAAAGTGTTACTCGACGGTGCTGAAGTCATCCTTGATGGCCTAAGTGGTGACGAGATCGTTAATAAAAAAGGTGAGGAGCCTAACGTGAAAAAGTTTACTTTTAACGGGACGGATTACCAAGTCGAGGACAGTGTTCACGCACTCCTTACTGGCTTTGTTGTAAAGCTTGATGAGGCGACAGTCTTGGTTGATTCCACTAAGAAAGACTTGGAAAAGTCTACTGCTGTTTGTGATGACTTTAAAGCTCAGATCAAAACTCAAAAAGACTCTGCTATTGAAGGATTTGGCAAAGCAGTGAAAGCAAGAGTTGAGCTTGAAGGCGACAGCGCAAAGGTTCTTGGAAGTGACGTAACTCTTGACGGCTTGAGTGATCGAGAAGTTAAAGAAAAGGTCATTGGCAAGTTGAGGCCTGAAGTCGAGCTGAAAGACATGACAGACGAGTACATCACCGCCAGATATGAAGTATGTCTTGAAGACCATGCTTCCAAGGGCGAGGATGCACTTGGCAAAGGTATCGTTAACACAGATTCCAAAGGTGATGAGAATGTGGCTGAAAAGTCTCGCAAAGCTCAGTGGGATCATGATTCCAAACTTTGGGAAGGGGATAAAAAATGAGCGCACAATTATCTTATGGACAAAATCCTGCAATAGGCTTCGCCGGAATGATCGCTGAGAGTTTCACAAGCCCAAAGCAGATTGATTCAGGTTTGCTGGAAGATACACATCAAGTATCTACTCTTACTAATGATAGAGTTTATGAAACATCCAACTCTACTGTTGTATCAGTGGACGGTGTTGCAGTTACAGGTTCTCCTGTTACTTTCGCCGCTGGCACAGATAACGCTGGTGTTCAAGCTTTAATTGCTACTGCTTTAGAGACAAGTGACGCAGTTACTTCTGTAGTTCTTACTTCTTCTCTAATTTACACAGTAGTTTTTGCTGACCATTCAGCCCATGTCGTAACCATGGTTACAACTGGTGGTACAAACCAAGCTGCCATGACTCAAGCAAATACTACTGCATCAAAAGCTTCTCTAGTATTGGGTGCCCCAGTACTCAATGGAACTACTGACAACCAGTACAAGGGAGCTGTCATAGACACAGACCCAGTTGGTGTTGCAGTTTATGTTTCAGGTAGTGAGCAAGCAGCTGATGGAACTATCCAGTACAGCGACTTGGGCTCTTTCCCAGTTATGAAAAAAGGTCGTTTTTACGGCGTTGCTGCAGCAGCAATAGCTAAAGGCGCGAGCTTGTCTTACCATGTAGCCAACGCAAAGTATTCTGCCGATGGATCTGGTACTACAAACGCATTTGTTTATGCCGTTACCGCTGCTGCTGCAGATGGTGATATAATCATGCTTAGTATCGATAAGATCTAATTTAGCGTCACATGAAAGGTGTCTGAAATGAAAAAGAAATTAGTATTTACAAACATGGACGCTAACGAGTCCATCTTCTTCCAAGAAGAGTTAGAGCATGTGAAAAGTCGCTCTTACGATGTCAAGTATCCAGAACTGCTTGCCCGTAGACTTTTCCCTTTAAACCAAGAAGTTGATTCTGGTGCTGAGTCCATCGCATATGAGACTTATGATCATGTTGGTGCTGCGAAGATCATCCACAGCTATGCCAATGACCTTCCTGCATTGGAAGTAAGCGGCAAGAAAACTGTTCGCCTTGTTTACTCTGAAGGTATCTCTTTTGGATACAGTCTTCAAGATATCCGCAATGCTCAGATGGCAGGCAAAAGCTTGACCAACAGAAAAGCAAACGGATGTAGACGACAAATGTTGTCTCTTGAAAACAAGCTTGCTTTCCACGGTGATGCAACAACTGATATCCCAGGATTTATCGGTTCTGCAAACATCAACCAAGTAACCATCCCTGCTGGCGTCTCAACAACAAAGACCTGGGCAACAAAGGTTCCAGACGAGATTTTGGCCGATGTTGCTTTAATGGTTGACGCTATTGTTGACGGATCAAACGGTGTTGAGCATCCAAACACACTGTTGGTTCCTATCTCTCAGTACACTCTCATTTCAACAACACCAAGAAGTTCTACTTCTGACACAACAATTCTTGAGTTCTTGCTCAAGTCTAATGCTTGGATCAGAGAAGTAATTCCAGTGTACGAATTGAAGGGTGCTGGAGCTGGTGGCCTAGACACAATGATGCTTTATGATCGAGATCCTGAGAAACTTACTTTGGAAGTTCCACAGGATGTTGAGTTCTTGAATCCTCAAGAAAAAGCTCTTTATTATGAAGTTCCTGTTCACGCAAGAACTGCTGGCGTAATCATCTATTACCCCAAGTCTATCGCTCAAGGCGATGCAATCTAGTAAGCGACCCGTCACCGGCCTGTAATTTACGGGTCGGTGACTTTAAAATCTTTTAGGAGTCACAACACATGTTAATAGAGCACACAAAACCTTGTTCACGTTTTATTGGGCCAGTACACCTTATTCCCGGTTTCAACGATGTTGACACAAAATTGTGGGATGAGATGGCAAAAAGCAAAAAATGGGGCTCGGCCATTAAAAACTTGGAAACCACAGGAATTATAGTGGTTAAAGATCCTAGAGAAAAACCAACCATTTCTATAGTTGAGAAGACTTACGATATAAATCTTCTCGAAGAGTGGCTTACTGAAGCCAAAGGCCCGCTTAAGGGTGCAATCAAGAAGCAAATTAAGGCGATGGCAATAGAAGAGGACTTATAGTGGCTTACGCGGATGTGACTGCAACATATGTTGATATTGTATCGTATGGCAAATATGCCTCGCGCACTGCTGTATCAGCTACATTTGAAGCAGTCAAGTCCATGCAGTCCCAATATTTGAATCCCAGTACTGATGCAGTACCAGACAAGAAATATACCCATGGTCTGGCACTGCTCATATGCCACTACTACGCCTTGGACGATACCCAAGACCCGGATTCTGGAGGCCCAGACACCTCAGTTGGTGCCATAACTACGGAAAGAGTGGGCAGGCTTACCCAAACGAGGGGTATGCAACCCTATCTTGGGGCAATTCCGGGAAGCAAGACTTGGCTCATGCAGACCAAGTACGGCACCGAATTTTACTACCTCATGAAGACTTTCAAACCCACCCCCATCGTATTGTAGGAGGTGGCAATCAATGCTGAAATTTTCTTCCAAAAGCACTGTCACCCAGAAGGACAGAGGGCAGAAGAATATCCTTGCCCAGATAGCACTTGTGGGAAGGCAAACTACGATATCCACAGGCATACACCCTAGAGAAGGGCTTCGCATACCGACTTTTGAGGGCAAAAAAATCCACAAGAGTACCCATATCTCCCAGTATGCTTTTTTCATGGAGTACGGAACACGCAAGAAGGATGGAAGGTGGCACAGCAAGCCGAGGCCGTTCATGCGTATTTCGTTCAATGCCTCCAAAGATGTAATGGAATCAATGGCCTTGATGGGGCTCAAGAGGGTATACGGAAACAGGGGTACTTTGAAGGGTACTTTTGAACTTATGGGCAGATACCAGCGGGAGTACATAAAAGGCACTATCCGGTTATTGAACTATCCTCCCAACAAGGAGTACACCAGGAACAAAAAAGACGCGCTGGGGAGGTTGCAGACTCCACTTATTTTTACAGGAGCCATGCACAATGCCGTAACCTACAGGGTTAACAGGTCTAAACGAGTTAATAAGGTTAAACAGACTATAGAAGCAATTGACAAGCTAATAGTAAAGGCTAGCTCATGGTGATGAATTTCGCAAAATTTAGTCTTGGCAAGGTGAAAGTAACCGTAAAAAGGTATGTGGGGGCCTATGTCGATGGCGTTTACGCCAAAACCTTGGACTCCACCTTTACAACATGGGCCAGTGCCCAGCCCTATGAAACTGAAGAACAGGGCCAGATGTACCCCCCAATGGGAGGTCAGTGGTCGGATGAATTACTGGTTATGTTCATATCGGAAAGAATATACCTTAATGATAAAGAGGTTACAGCGAACCCAGTTAGTGATATCATCACAGTGTATGGAAAAGATTGGAAACCTATCAAAGTGCAGCCTTGGCAGCACCTTCATCTGCAACATTATGAAGTTCTGTTGCAGAAACACGATGGGGATTAGGGATAGACATGGCTATTGGACCAATAAAAGAAAAATACGACCTGCTTCTTGCTTTTTTCAAGTGGTGGGTTCCGCTATATCTTCCCGGAACAAATCTGTACTTTTACGGACAGGGCACTCCAAGACCGGCACAGCCTTACGTGTCCGTAAATATAAAAATTTCCAGTGACGCAAAAGGGCGGGATGAGAACCTTATCGGTATGGATGACAAAATGTACCTGAGAGGATTTCGCAACTTCCAGTGCCGGTTGGAGGCTTTCGCTGACAGTCCTTCCAGATATGACGGATCTCTAAATAGTTGGGAGATGCTGGAAGAACTAAGATTTTCTTTGGGGTATCCAGATGTTGAAGAACATATGATGGTTGCCTCTTTCTCTCTGAGAGAATCTGGGATTATTGATGAGACAAGCCACATGATAAATACCACTCTTGAGATGAGGGCCGCTTGGGTACTGTCTTTGAGTACGGCAATATTGCAAGATATAGACACCACCTCTGGAGCAATAGAGAATATAAATGCATTAGGGGGTTATTCAGCTAATGGGCAATCAGTTTCTACCGAATCTGATGTGACCACAAGTAAACCATAATAGGAGGAGCCATAATGGGTTCAATAAAGAACATTGTAAATGTGCAAATTACAAGGGATACCACGGTTCCTTCAAGAGCTGGGTTCGGTACTGGTGCATTCGTGAGTGCAACTGCTTCCTTTTCAGCTGCAACAAAAAGCTATGCAACCTACGAAGAGATGACTGATGATACTCTTCTTGTAGGTGCTGATTCTTTGCTTTATGGTGCTGCGTATTTCGGGCAAGCACTAGCCCCAACAAAGTTGACTGTCATTAAGGAAGGAACAGGAAATGTTCAGGTCAGTACGCTGACATTCAGTGCCGCGCTAATAGAAGACAACTCTACCGCTATCGCCATTGACGGAGCTAGCATAGGACTGGCTTCTCCAGTGGATTACGCTACAAGCAATGCGGATACCTTGACTGCAATAGCAGCCGCCATACAGGCAGAGACAGAGGTAACAACAGCAGTGAGCAATGGAACTGATGCCATCACCATAACATGGGCTGACCAGTACACTCACACTGCAACCTTAACTGTCACCTTGGGCACATCCCAAGCAACTGTAGTACATGCAGTCACTACTGCCGCCGCTACAGATATCGTTGCCGGTTTGATCGCCGCTGTTGCATATGACAATGACTGGTACGGAATTGCAATGCACTCCAGACTTGATGCAGATATCTTGGCTGTTGCTGCATGGGTGCAGGCCAACACAAACAGCAATCCAAAATTGTTCTTCGCCCAAAGCGATGAAGCAGACATTCTTACTGCTGCCACCACTGACATTGCTTCTCAGATCACAGCTCTATCCTACTTCAGGACATCCGTCTGGTATCATGCTCTGGATGCAGAATACATGGAAGCTGCTGTATTGGGTGGCCAACTGCCACAGCTTCCCGGTTCTATTACATGGGCCTATAAGAATCTTGCTGGAATCACTCCAGACACAGCGATGACTGCTGGACAAAAAGCATATGCTCACGGCAAGAACTGCAACACATACGATACCGTAGCAAGTGTTAGTATCACTGAAGAAGGCAAAGTGTCTGATACAGGTGCTGGCGAGTGGATTGATGTTATGAGAGGCGTGGACTGGATAACTGCTAACATGACAGCAGACCTTTTTACAATGCTTGTAGGTAGCCCAAAAATTCCATACACATCAGATGGATTGGCCACTGTCAGGGGAACAATGGAAATATCTCTTTCTGCAGCGCAGTCAATGGGCATCCTGTCCACAGATGAGGCTTACACAATATCTATTCCCAAAATAACCGCCATTTCTGCTGCGGACAAAGGGACTAGAACTTTGAACAATGTTACTTTTGGTGGTGTCCTTGCAGGGGCGATTCAGAAAATTAACGTACGGGGAACAGTATCCCTATAAGGAGAAAATTATGGCTGCTTGTAAGACAAAAGATTATGATCCAAAAGAAGTAAAAATACTTCTTGGCGGTCATTTAGTGGAAGGGTTCTCTGACGGGACATTCCTTTCAATTTCTACCAACAACCCTTTATGGACTTTGGCTGCTGGAGCTTCTGGCGAGTTTGCACGAAGCAAGTCAAACGACAAGAGTGCAACAATTGAGATTACACTGATGCAGACCAGTATCTCAAACAACGTACTTTCCGCGTTTGCTCTGTCAGACACAACTGCCAATACTGGAAAATTCCTATTGACCATCGTAGATCAGAATGGTTTTTCTGCTTACACAGCTGCAGAAGCTTGGGTACAGCAAATGCCATCCGTATCCTACGGCAAAGAAATTTCCGATGTTTCCTGGACTATAGAAACTGGATGTCTGTCACCACACTTCGCTGGCGGTACAACCGTTGATGAGGGAGTGAATGTTTTCACAGACACCAATATATACGGGAACAACAGACCAGTTGATGGAGTCAAGCTACCAGCAATAGGTACACTCACAACTCCAGCAGCAGAAGGTTTAGTGTAGGTTTTTAAAGTGCCTGTTCATTCAGGCACTTCTTTTAGTACAAAGCACAGGAGAAAAAAATGTCTAGTAAACCCACAACAATTACAGTGAATGGGCGCAACTACTTGATCACAGATTGGTCTGTAGACAAAGCCCTTGAGATCCTAGTCTGGATGACAAAGACTTTTGGAGAAGGCTTGTTGTCTATTTTCGTTTCGGACTCTTCAAGGGAAGCCCTTGCTGGTGCAATGGAAGCCAACGAAGCTGGAAGTGATGAAATTGCCAAGATAATGGAGATTGCAGAGAAGTTCACCAAGAACCTGAATGCAAAAGAGTATGCACAATACTCCAAGTACATTATTGATGGGGTAGTCTGTAACGGACAAAAAGTAGATTTCTCAGTCCATTTCTCATGCAAGATGGGCGAATTGCATACAGTAATCTTCCACACGTTGAGGCACCAGTACGGGGATTTTTTGGGAGGAAGCGCCGCAGACGCATCAAAGTCTCCGGCGTAAAAGGTCAAGCATTTGAGATAGGCGAGACAAACATCGACTATTTTAAATGGAGGCCGGTGCTTGAGGGCATCACCACTCTTAATGAGATTGATAGTAGCTGGAACTTAAACGACCTTGCAGATGCTAATGAAGCTTTGGACTTGAAAGAGGACATCAGTACCTTTTACCACAATCAAGCTCGAAGGCAAGCGGAGGCAGAGGCAAGGAAAAACGGGAGCAAATAATGTCAGTGCAAGTGGTTAAAGAGCTGATTACCAAGTGGACGTATTTAGTAGACGACACCCAGATAATCGGTGCCATAGCCAACGCACGACATCTAAGCCGGGCATTCAAGGCACTAAAAAAAGACCTTGTTGATGTAAACCTTACAGCCGTCGCCTCTACCTCTGCCATAGCCAAAGGTTGGGCGGCTGCCAATACACAGTTAAAACTCTATAAAGCCCAACTTGCCCAAGTCAATGCCCTGCACGCACAATCCGCCGCCTTTATGGGTGGTGGTGGTGGTAGCCATGGGTTTTATTCAGCGCAAGGTGGTGGTGGTGGTGCCTACCGTAGAGGGCCGAGTGTTGGCAGGGCAGTAGGTCCGGCATTCAGCGGGTGGGGCTGGGGCCAACAGCGGGCTCCTTGGGCTCAATCCACCGCGATGGCCAACAGAAGACCTCCCGGATGGGGCTGGAGCAGAACGCAGAGATTGACAGGTGGGTTTGGACAGGAGCCGGGAACTGTAAGAGTCAAACCTTCAGCTCCGCTTCTTCTTGCTTCAGGGCTAAAGGGAGATGCTTTCGCCGGTGCCCGAAGCAGATTCTCAATGATGATGGGCGGAGCCAGCAACTATACTGGAAGGGCCAGAGGATTCGCAAAAGCAGGCATGGCTGGTGTGGCTACTGCTGGAAGGTATCTAGGGCGCAAAGGTGTAAAGGGGGCTACCGGCGCTGGAGGATTTCTTGCCGGACAATATCTGTCCCCAAGTGCTAGAGGCATACACTTCCCTAACATATTAAGGTCTGCTGGA